GTCATCTCAAGCTCAGTCGTGTTGTGGCCTAATAGCCAGATAGACGAGAGGACTGCGTTCTCACTGGCCCTTTGGGTTAACGCCACCTTTGCTGGGACGTATCCCTGCTTTGGTGTGCCCCCTTTATCTATTGGTATTTGTGGTGAATAGTTTGTCATGTTTTTATTTACTGTTGCTCGACTTTATTTGTGATTTCACTGGTTTAGTGCTTGACTTCATTTCTGTTTTTAGGGGCGAGGTTTGTGCCATTGGCGATTTCTTCTCTGCTCCTACTTGTGTTTGTTGTGGTTGCCCCGTCTGTTGTGTTTGTTGCGGACTTTGTGCTTGTTGCTCCATCATCATACTCTGTTCTTTTTGCTTGTTCAACATTTCTTCGTGTTCTGCTAAATGAAACCACACTGCCCATGTCTTGGGTTGAACCATCATGTGTGTGTAAATATGCGTTGAGTGGTTATCTGTGTTTGCAACTTGGGGCAAAATCTCTTTAGCCAACTGCTCGTTTTCTGACTCTGCTTTTATCTCGTCTATCGTCTTCGGGAACATGATGTCTATGAGGGATGGGTCTTCTAATACTAGGGGGAAGAAGACGTGCTTATTGAAGTTTCTAAATCCGTCTGGGTCCATTGACTGCATTAAGTTCGGGTACATCTCCATCATATCCCTACGCTTAACTAGGTTCTTGTATTCCGCTTCTTTCGCAGAGTAAACCATAACGCCGGGAGGGAAGTCGGTATTGAAGTTCTTTAAGTCGACCTCTGTTGAGTCTATCCCCTTTACTCCGACAATGTTCGCCATCTTTGAGCCAAGCTCGTCTGCGTAGAGAGCGTAGCGGTGCCACCAGTGAGACCAGAACTCCTGCTCTCCGAACTGCATAACCTTGCTCTGTAAAGATTGAGCCATATCGTTCATCTGTTGGGCTATCGCAACTTCAGTCGCAGTTTCCTGTCCGCCTACTTCTGGATTCATTACATTGCCCGCGCCTACTGGCTCGTTAGCTTCGGTTGTAAGAAGAGAAATAAAGTCTAACAGTCCTTGAGACATTGGCTCTTGGGTGTTAAGTGGCCAAGCCGCCGTATCATCTACCATAGGAATATGCTGATTGATTTGTCGTGAGAAGAACTGTGTTACATCTAACACCTTCTCTGGATTGTAGCCGTAGATAGGATTTGCTCTATCCTTGGCGGCGATGAAGGCAAGGTTCAATAGAACACTCTTTGCCCTATGTTTGTCTTCCAATAAGTCTGCGATGGAGAAGACAACGCTTGAGTGTGGTTCTCTATACGCCTCCTTCACTACAATAGGCCATCTGCTTCCGCCTTCGATAGTTGTACCATCTGGGGCGACTATCTCCTCTCCATCTTTAAGGTCTAACTTCTCCTTGAATAAAATTATTGATATATCTCTGTCAGTCCAGAACACGCACTTGTCTCCATTCTCGTCATAGCCAAAGAACTCGAATATCTGGAACACATCACCTATCTGAGTATCGCTTGCGGGAGCGACTGCTTTCTTCGCCGCATCTCTTTTAATCTTGTAGTCCCACAGGTAGGTATCAACGCCAGTCGGGATTTCATCTACTTTCTTTACTCCTGTTATGACACCAGCCTTAATTAACTTCTCTAATTCATAGCGGGTCTTGGTCACCCACTTCCAGTAATATCTCCAGTTCTGCGGTTCGTCAAAGTATGGGTCGTAGCCGAACATAAGTGGATTGATGACATGGGGCTCGAGTATCTTCCTCTTCTTGTTGAAGCGGATTGTCTCCATATATCCCCTGCCAAAGAATAAAGTGTCCCACGCCCAGTCGTAGTCCAACTTCGCTTTATTCATCTCTAGGTAGTCAGATTGAGCTAACGAGTTGTACGCATTGATTTGCTCTTGGAGGATTCCTTGTGATGGCAGGAACTTCACTTGCATCTTGTCGTCATACAAACTAGAAAGCACCCTGTTAAAGAGTGTGAGCAATAGGGTTGAGGCAATGTTCTGGTCGCCTCGCTGTAAATTATTAAGCAGGACTAATTGTGATACTTGTCGTCTCTTTCTTTCTTGTAGGAATTGAAATGACTCTTGATACTTACTTGCTATGTCCTCTGCTGTTATCATTCTTCGGTTTTAATATCTCTTGTAGGGTCTGCGGCTTTTCCTTTATATATGAACTTGCGAGAGGTTCACAGGGGGCGAATATCTCAAACTTGTTTTTGTCCCTGTGTATTATAACACGCAACTCATCAAATAGTTTAAGTTCGTCCTTGTATAGAAACTTCTCTATGCTCTTTTGATGTATATATTTTATCTCTTCTTCGTTAGGCCAGTCTATGGTATAGGGGGGAACATCATACTCGAACCGCCTTATTATAACGGGCTTACCTGTTGCAGGGTTAATGAGGGGGACGGACTCTGTCTCCGCCTCCATCATCTCATACTTTGCTCCTTCGAATAAGTCTTTACTCATTTCTCCATATTTTATCTGTTACATCATATATCGGAATACCTCGCCTCATCTTTATTGCTCTGCTTGCTCTCACTCCCTCATCACTTATTACTTGGGTGAGAACTGCCGCGTCAACACAGTTGGGTGAGGAGATGCCGTCTTTGAATAACTCCTCTTTGGGCTGAATAGTTATCTTACTATCTTTGTGCTTGTACTTCACGTATTCAAACTCAGTCCAACCTGGATTATACAACAATCTTCCTCCGCTAAGTAGCCACTTCCTTTGTCTCCAATGCCATTCCGCTTTGAGGTTTGCGAACTGGGGGTCTTCGGACTTCTCTCCAAATGATACTCCTCTCACATTGTAATCCATTTCTTTTAGGCGGTCA